CGCTGGCTCCAGTCGAGTCCGCGAACGCGGTTCCGGCCAGCGCCGTCGCGCAGCATGTCGTCGTAGCGCTTGTTGATCTCGCTGGCGTTGCCGCTGCCGATCGACGCACCGCCACCGCCGCCACGGCTACCGGCACCGTCGGTCAGACCGCGCAGGGCCGAGCGGATCTCGCCCATGATCGGGTCTTCCTGCGGGCCGCCACCCGGGCGCGACGAGGCACCGACGCCGGTGAAGGAGTCGATGCGGCCGCCCGGCTTGCTGGCGGTGCCGTAGATGTTGGCGTCGCCACCGTAGCTGCCGAGGTTCACGTACTGGCCCGGCGTGCCGCCGCCCTCGCGCAGCAGGCTGCGGCGGGTGTCGTCGGTCACGGGAGCGAGGTTCTGCTGGTCGACGGGCACGCCCATCTCCGCCAGACGACGGCTCTGGTAGCTCTGCGGCTGTACGGGAACGGCCGGCATACCAGCGGACGACGTGCGCACGTCGGCGGGGACGTTGCTCATGCTCGGGAGCTCGCCCGGGCGCGGAGCCCCCACTGCCGAATCCGTAGATCCGGCAGTGGGGGCACGAGGGCGAAGTGCGCCAATCGCCTCCATCTCGGCTGCTGTGGGGTTAAAAAGAGGGGCTTTAGAATCGATGGCTTGGTCAGTCTTCGCCGACAAGTATCCTTGGTATTGGAGATGCGGGTCAGAATCAAGACGCCCGGAACCGAACATACGGCCATCAGAGGTAGTGATGGTGTTTGCACGCGGGTCGAAGGTAGGGGCAAAGTCCTTGTCAAGGCGGGACGAAAACGCGCCACGCAACGCACTCTCGCGACCCTTCTCCTGCATGTACTCTGAATTTGCGACCGCATCAGGGGCCATATATCCGGCCACCCCACCGACAGCGGCGGCGACCGGTTTTCCCCAGCCCGGGAGGGGCAGAGCCGCGCCGGCAGCAGCGCCAAGTCGCGCAGAGGTGAGGCGAGTAGCGCCCATAGCCGCTTCTGGTACCGCTGCGTCAACCCCTCCGGACTGGTACGCATCGTATACGTTCTTGGCCTCGAGGCCGGTGGCGAGCAGTGCGCCGCCTGCGCGTACCGCGTTACCGAGTTTCGAGGTAGCCCCCGCCTGCGGACGGGGCGTTTCGGTGGCAGGCGTCGGAGCGGGAGCGGGAGCGGGAGCCGGCGCAGCGGCTGCGGGCGGCGGAGTTACGGCCGGACGCGGCACATCGCGCAGCAGCGTGTTGGCACCAAACTGGTTGCCAGCCTGCACTGCGGCGCGAGCCTGATGGAACGCACGACGAGACGACGGGTCCGTCAGTTCCTCGACCACGATACCGCCGTTGGCCATCTTGCGCAGACGGGAGACTTTCGGCTTGTTGTCCTCATCAACAAAGTCGTGCGTGGCCAGACGCAGCGCATCCAGCTTGTCGCGGCCCACGATGTCCACGGTGTCGGCCGGCAGAACGTACTCGCCGTCGCTCAGCGCCACGGGGCCGACCTTGTCGTCGGTAGGACCGCCCTTGCCCCTCACCTTGCCGCCGTCGGCCATGCCGCGCAGCTTGGACTTGGTTTTGAAAGCCTTCTGGATGTTGTTGGTCATACCTTGCCCCCGTCGTAGCTGAAGTTTTCGTTCTTCGACTCGGACTTGCTCTGCGAGTAGAGCTCGGAGTAAGCGCCCGACGCGCTGACAGCACCGGAGCCGGTCAGCGTAGCGCCGACGTGTACACCAGCCATGGCACCGGCGGCAAGGGTCGAGGAGAGCTGGCCGGCAGCCTTGAGCGCGTCGATGACGAGCCCAGCCTGACGGATCAACTGCTCCATGTTCCCGATGTACGCCTGCACCTGCGCCTGATAGAACGAGACGTTGGTACGCAGCTCGGCTTCCTTCGCAGCCACCTGCACCTGCGCCTTCGTCGTCTCGGCCTGAGCCTGAGCAGCGAAGCGCTGGGTGTCGGCGATGTACGCCTGCGCCCCCGACTGGATGACGGCGGTCTGCGACTGGATGCGAGCCTTCTCCGCATCGAGGTCGGCGATGTACGCCTCGACCAGCGAGCGGTTCTTCTGGATGATCAGCTCGGCGCGCTTGACGTCGATGTCGGCAGCGGACGACTTGCCCTGCACCAGCGCAGCGTAGGCGCGAGCCTCTGCGTCGATGATACCGGCCTTCGCCGCCTCACCCTTCACCTGCGATTCGTATGCGTCGAACCGGACCTTGTCGGCTTGGATGCGCTCGCCGTACGCCTGCACGTCGGCCTTGTACGCCTCAATCTGGTTCCGGATGACGTCGGACTGGACCTGAGCACCCTGCATGCGGGCCTTGTAGATCTCCACCTCGGTCTGCAGAGCCTGAACCTGTGCGGTGTACGTGCGCACCTTCTGCTCATTGATCTGTCCCCGCGCCACTTCCGCTTCGATCTCGGCCTTGAACACCTCGATCTTCGAGAGCTCGGCCTTGACCAGCGTATCGAACACAGACGCTTCGATCTGGTACCCGTTCATCCGGGCGTTGTAGAGCGTGACCTGTGCGTTGTAGATGTTGAGCTGCGACTCGATCTGGAACCGCGCGGCCTCAAACATGCGCTGCGCGGAGTTCAGGAAGATGTTGACGTAGACGTTCTCGGCGGCGATCGCCTGCTGCACGCCGAAGCGGATGTTCTCGATCTGCCACTCGGCGAACTTGATGGTCAGCTCGCGGTTGAGCGACAGCTTCTTGAGCGCCAAGTCCTGACGCATCTGATCGGTGCGCGCGGCCTGCATGCCGGTCGGCATGGTGAACCCGCGCAGGGAGAACTCCTCGGCGACCGAGTCGATCTCGCGGTTGGCGATCATGTCCTCGCGCGACAGGGCGCGTTCGATCATGGCCTGCTCGACCGCCGGCGGGATGCCGGAGCCGCCAGCCCACAGCGTACGGATCACGCCGAGTACCTCGTCGAGGATCTCGGTGTGGTAAGACGGCTCGGACCACTGCAGGATGCCGGGCAGCGCGGTGGCCTCGAACTCCGGCGCGTTGGTGCTGAAGATCGGGAGCGTGAGTCCGCCGAAGCTCGGGACGTCGATCTCGACCAGCGCTGGCATCTGCGGCATGACCAGCAGCGGCGAGTCGGGCAGCACCACGTCGCCAGTGGATGGGCGCTCGGGCGCTGCGCCGGGGGCCGTCCACGGCGGCGGCTCCGGGATGCTCAGCGAGCTGATGCTCGACTGGAAGTCCGGGATGTTGAGCGGGCTCACCGACGGTACACCATCGAGCCCGGGACGGCTGGGCATCGTTGAGGTGATGCTGCCGAACGACGTGGGGGTGATCGGCGGCAGGTTGATCGACACATCGATGTTAGGGTCGATGTTCGGTAGCGAGGGCGGAGAGCCGGCGCTGAAATTGAGGTTGACCCCCCGCAGCGCCGCGATGGTGCTCAGGGCGGTGGACTGCAGCGCCTGCGAGGTCGCTGACGCATCGTTGATGCGCGAGCTCACAATCTGGTCGACAGTCCCGACGGAATTGTATGCCTGTTCGAAGACGTTCGGCATTTCAGACCCTCCGGGTGGACACAGCGATATCGACGGTGGCGTCGTGGACCTCGAAATCCGCCCCATCCACGTTGCGGATCGTCATGCGCCAGTACCGTCCCCAGAGCCCTTTACCGGGGGTCACCCGGCTGTTGCGCGGGGCGCTGGCGTCGCGCTGTTCCAAGTAGTAGGTGGAAGGAGGATGTCCCGACTCGTAAGTCTCGGTGGTCACCGAGATACGGCCCTCACTAGTGTAGCCGAAGTACAGATTATCGACACGCTTAGTCTGGGCTGCGCCGAAGTCTGCGAAGCCGCTGACAACCTCGGCGTCGATCTGCTCGCCGGAGTCCGTGGAACCGCCCAGCTCGTACAGACCGTCGGGGCCGACGGCCAGCACCTTGCCCGGGGGCTGGGCGATCGATTCGAAGTCGAAGTTGTCGTACCAGCTCGCGGCGGTGGTCTCGGTGTTCATGAGCCACGCCACGCGGCCGGGGTCCTTGTACCAGACGTCCGAAGACACCTCGGCGGTGGACTCCAGCAGGATATGGCTGTTGCTCTGCAGCATGACCATGCTGGCCGCTTCGCCGGAGCTGAGCAGCAGGAAGGTCTGGGGCTCGCCGGTAACCACCACGTCGTCGGTGCCCTCGGCGGTCGACGTGACCGACTCCTCGACCCGACGGAGCAGGACCACCATGGAGCTGGCGTTCGCGCCGGAGGCGGCAGTTTCCAGCAGGCCGAGCGCCACGGACGAAGTGACCTTAGCGCTCTCGTTGGCTTGGAACACGGCCACGGTGTTGGCCACCAGAGAGCTGGTGGCCTGCGCCGCCGAGAGCAGGAGCTGCGGCACGTCCATCGCCGCGATCTCGTCCTCGGCGTTGGCCACCGATTCGGCCATATCGTTGAACACTGCGAACAGGCTGCTCTTGCCCTGCGCGGCGTTGCTGATCAGGCTCGTAACCATGAGCGACGGGGACACGTCGCTGTGCGCCTCGGCCACGTTGATCATCATCGCGTAGGCGTCGATCGACACCTGCGACGTGGCGTTACCGGATTCCGTGATGGTCGGTTGGGTGATGCCGGGCATGGTGCCGGAGGTGCCGTTGCCCACCGACGACTGGACCATGATGACGTCCGTTGCCGGGCAGGACGAGGTGGCGACGACCAGCTCCTCGACGATCTCGCAAGATTCACTCATGGCTTGTTGACTCCTACAAAAGCGGGGTAGCCGTCGTTCGGGCCGATACTGTCAGGTGCGTACCCGTACGTGCGCTTCTCCCCTTGGTAGCTTGAAAGGTTGGTCGCGTACACCAGCATATCGTCCCCGATAGCACTGTGCTCGGCGTATATGAACTGCACGATCGTCGTGATCGGGTCAGGGGACGGCGTCATCCAGTGGTTGAAGACTTGGCTGGCAGTGACCGGGATCGACAGCGGGCCGCCGTAGCCGGGAGAGATCAGGTACAGGCTGCCTTTCCCATCCTCCTGAAGGTCCCAGCTCGTGTTGCTGCCGGTCTTGTCCATTCCCGGCTGGTTAAAGCCATCGACGATCTGGCAGATGGTCAGCCACGGGCCGGAGTCGGCGAACTCGTGGCACGCAGCGCCCGCGCCACCACCGAGCACCCACGGGCCGCCGCTGCTCGGCTCGTAGGCCAGACACACGACGCGGCGCTCCTTGGGGAATCCGTTGCCGCCGTACGAGCACGGTGCGTCGCCGCGACAGACGTGGGTGTTGCAGTCCGGGCGGTTCGGCGGGAACGGCGGCGGGTTGATGCGCGGGAAGCAGCGCCATGCGTAGCCGACGTTCGGGTCCTTCACGACGTCATACCCGATCGACGTGCTGCCGCTGCGGCCGAGGTTGTACCGGCTGCCGGTGGCGTAGTAGTACGCCTCGCGGCTGTACTGCGGGATGGCCACGGCGGACACGACCTGCTCGCCGCCGCGCTGGTCGATCACGGTGGTGCGCCGGAAGACGCGCTCGCGCCAGACGTAGGCGGTCTCGGGCGACTCGATGAAGTCCGAGAACCTCGGTGGGTCATAACCCAGATCCTTCGAATCGATGTCGGTGATCTTGGTGTGCTCCTGCAGCACCTTCCGATCGTCGAAGTCGTTCGTGTACATCATGGTCGGGAAGCTGCGCGACCCGGACGTCTCGGTGATGGTCCAGTGGCCGGCAAGCAGGCACTCGCCGGGGTACGGCTCGCCGTCCACGTTGTTGAACGTGTCCTGCTTCGGGTTCCGGTAGTACTTCACCACCTTGAGGTCGCCATCAACGAAGGACACAAACATGGGGGTGTCCACCTTCGGCGCCGGCAGGCCAGCGGTTACGGCGTCGGGCACGCCCTCGTGGCTCAACAGGCCGGGGAGCATCGGCTCGTAAAACTTGATCGGTACATACCGCGCATAGCCGCCACCGGACAAAGTGGCCCGCACCGGCGGGCAGTAGATGTACCCCTCGGTGTTCTTGCGCAGGTTGGCGGAACCGTTGGCGATCGGTTCGCCCGGCTCCCAGTCCTCCTTGATCGCACCGATGCTGATGTTGACTTGGTACCAGACGCCGCGCTGGAAGCCGTCGTCGCCGAAGTAGTAGGCGGTGTTGTGCGCCTCGTTGCCGCGCTCGTTGAATGCCCAGCCCATGGCGGAGCTGTACGCGCTGCAGCGGTAGAAGTCGCTCAGATCGCTGGCCTCAAGCAGGCGCAGAATCTCGCCGCGCTCGATGAGCTCGTTGAGCTGCGCGGCCGTGTTGGGGAACGCTTCGCCGGTGGGCAGGCAGCCCAGCTCGTCGAGTGCATAGGTCATGGCGGAATCCCCGCGCGCCTCGGCGCGTGCGCGGAACCCCTCAGTCATGGAGTGCGGGAAAATCGGCAGCGGGCGGGCGATGACGCCGCGCTGTTGGCTGATCTCCACGATCCAGAGCCGGCCGTCAGCGGCAATGGTGATGCCGTGCGTGCGGATGAAGCGCCAGTCGTAGCGGATCTGCACGCCGTTAGCGTCAACGTCCTTGATGTACTTGCTGTCGGGCTTCTTCTCGCGAGGGTCCCGCAGCTTGGCCTTGCCGATGCGGCCCAGCCCCATAGCGATCTGGGCGACCTTCTTCATGGTCCCCGAGTACATGGACGAGCGCAGCTTGGTGTATTGCGTGAAGACCGGGCGGCCAGACGGGGAGTTGTTGTTCAACTCATCGAACGCCACCCACGGACGCACGGCCAGACGCGGCACTTCCTGCCGGCCACCGGACAGCTCCTTGTGGGTGAAGCGGCAGTTCGGCGTGGGGGAGAAGCTCACGCAGACGGAGTAGCGGACCTCGTTGCCGTCGTCGTCCTCGCGCACGCGCTCTTCGAGGTACCCGTTGTAGACCAGCCCGGAGTAGAAGTCCGGGAACAGCGTGGGGTCGGGGATCTCGTCCTTCGGGTACACCTGCTCCGGCACGTCGGGTGCCACGGAGATGTGGATCAGGTTCTGACCCAGCGACGACAGGACGTAGATAGTCGAGTCGTCGTCTACGCGACGCGACATCGAGAAGGTTCCGACTCCGGCTCGCTGCTTGAAGGTCTGGACCTTGTAAAGAAGCGCCTTGGCCTCGGGGACGAGTGCCAAGGCGCGTTCTTCATCACCCTCGAGCCGAATCGATGGGACTCCATCGTAGACGGCCATGATGGGTTAGGTCGAGGTCAGCTGGACGCGGTACGCGAGGTTGAACACGTCCGTGTTGTACAGCGTGCGCGCCGCGCTGAACTTGGTCGCCGAGACCAGCTTGCCGGTGACCGCGCCCTTCGTCGCCTCGCTGAGCAGGGCCGCGCCGTTGACCGTCAGGCTCGAAGCCGTGGCGATCGTGAAGGCAGCCTTGTTGGCGAGGTTGTCGATCAGCGGCGTGGTCGGAGCGGTCGGCGTCCAGATCGGACGGGTCGCCTCGGTGTAGCCCTCGGTGTTGGACGTGATCTCGCTCGCCGTCGCCGGGTAGCTCGCAGCGGTCAGACCAGCCAGCGGGGTGTAGTTCGCTGCGTACAGCGACAGGTACCACGTGGCGAGCTTGGTGCCGTTGTTGAGGCCGACCGACAGCAGGTAGATCAGACCTTCGTCGGGCAGCAGGTTCTTGTCGAACCGCTCGTCGAGGCCGTTGACGTCATGGACGTAGCCACCCTGCGCGACTGCGGAAGCGCGGGCGAAGTGGACGCCGCCGTCGTCGGTGACTTCGAACTGGCGGTTACGCAGGTAGCGACCGAATTCACCGGCGTGCTTCTGCAGATCACGATCAAGCATGGGAGTTCTCCTTCACGGGATAACAGAGTCGACAGCGGTTCCGAAGGTCGCCGTGGACGTGGAGTTTACAGGGGTTACGACTTGTTTACGACCTTCGCGCAGCAGGAAGGCCGACCGTCCGGTCAACCCGCTGGGAACTTTCAGACGGTCGGGCTGGAGCTCGACCGTCGTACCACCCGGCATCCCGACCACGTATCCAGACGTGCTCAGCCAGACAGCCACGGGGGCTTCGGCTGGCACCTGCTTGGGAGGGAAGTGCTCCGGGGGAACCATGATGCTGGAACGCGCCACCGCACGACAGGTAGAGACGCGGCGCTGCTCGAACTTCGTGGGGTCGGTGCCGGACAGGAACCAGACGCCACGGCTGTCGCCCACGTACAGCCCGTCGCTCACGGACTCCACGAAGGCGATGTGCCCGCTGAAGGGGATGACGCCATGCGCCGGGTTGTGCAGGTGCGGGCGCAGCGCCTCGGAGAAGCGCAGCGCCCCGTTCTTGGCGGTGAACAGGCGACCGTTATGCCAGCGCACGATGTCGCCGGGCGGCAGCGGGATCAGGAACTGGGTGTCCAGCTCGCTGCCCTGTGCGGTCTCTGCCACCACGTAGGTGGGGAACACGGCGGGGAGTTCGGCAGCCCAGCGCAGCACGTCGCCGTCGGCGGACGTGATGTACACGAAGATCGTCCACCCCAGCTGCTGCGGGAGGTTGGCCAGCCGGATGCCGCCGCCGTCAGGCAGATCGATGACCTGCAGCTCGGTAGCCCCGCCCTCTTCGCCACGGTCGTCCACGAAGGTGATCGCCACGCCATATTTGCCGGGGGTCAGGCCGCCGGCAGCGGGGGACAGCGTCGGAGTGGTGGGCACCGGCACGCCGACGGGGCGCGCCATGGTGCTGTCGCTCGGCACCCAGCCGATGGTGGTCTTGTTGGCGAAGTAGAGGTTGCCGTTGTACTCGGTGTACTCGAGCTTGTCGGGCGAGCTGAGTGTCGCGAGGGAGGTCAGCGAGTAGGTGTTGATGTCGAGCTGATACAGGGCGGCGTCCTGAGCCACGAGGGTCCAGCCCTTCTGCGCCGCGTAGTGCAGACTGTGCATGCCCGGATGCGCGACGCGCCGGGTGTACCCGGCGCGACGTTTGAAGCGACCGGCCCGGCCGATGTCGACGTTGACGGCAGAGCGCACGGCTCCCTTCACGAGAGCGGTCTCGCTGGAGAGGGTGTCGACGCCGGTGATCGGCAGTGGGTACGGCTTGGTCTGGCTCATCAGGTCACCACCGGTTGAGGGACGTTCTGCTGCGACAGGATCGGCAGCGGGGTCACGACACGATTGGTACAGCCGAACGGGTTGGACACGCTCGGACCGGCGAAGCCGATCTCGGGAATGCCCAGCGGGTACAGCGGAACCCCGATGCGCGGAGCACCAACCGCACCGTCCGCCGGGCCGGAGGGACGCAGGGGACTCAGCATGCGCGGGGTACCCATGATGCTCAGGTCGTCCCCGTGCGGCTTGATCTTGCCCGCCTCCCACCGATCGATGTCGCCAACCTCCAAGCTGTCCCAACCCGCTGGAAGGATGAACGACGCCGTCTTGACAATGTGGTCTCCGCTATTGTAGCCCGAGATTCCACGGCCGAGAATAGTCCGCACGAAGTGGGTGACCATATGGCTGCCCACGGCCGAATCCGGCCCGATGCCGACGATCCCGTCCGACGGGTTGCGCCGGCGCACCCGCATGCGGTCGGCGAAGGAGCCCAGATCGTCGTCCTCCAGCGACAGCGAGTTCCAGCCCTCGACCGGCAGCTCGCGGTTCTTGTGCGACACCCACGTGTTGCCCCACAGCGTGAGCACGTAGCCGCCCCACTGGTAGACGCGCGGGAAGCCGACCAGCGGCTGGCCCCACGGGTTGGTCAGCCCCTGCTCGGGGTTGCCACGGTGCGGGATGCCCTGCGGCGACACCGTCCGAATGAACAGCTCGACGCGGTGCTGCCCCCACAGGGTGGCGACGAAGCCCGACGGCTTGGCCTCGGGGACGATCTCCTCCGGCGGGAAAGCGACCGTGTGCTGCCCGAAGTCGTTCAGCGGCGCGATGCCGGTGTGCGACGTATCGAGGTTCACGTACTGCGGCACGTCGAGAAGAATGATCAGGCCGAAGCGCAGGCTGCGGATCGGCGTCGGATACACGTACTGACGGCTCAGGGTGAAGGTCTGGTTGCCGAAGCGCTCGGTCGGGCTCAGCCCCGGGGGGTCGCCCGAGTTGTGGTTCGGCACGGGGCCAACCACGCGGTGCTGGTTCGACACGTCGGGGCGACCGAACCACGGCCAGCCGCTGCCGAGTGACCACTGGCCGTCGGTCTGACGGCCGCCGATCACGTGCGGTGAGTTCTGCGGATGGTTGTTCTTGGCCTGCTGGGTAGCCTGATCCGCGCTCGGGGCGTAGATCGTGTGCGGAGTGACGCGCGGACGCTGCGCCCAGACCCAATTCTGGTCGCTGCTGCTCTGCGGATCCACCGCGCTGTTCGGCCACGGGATGATCCGGGGGAGCAGGTACTGGGTGAAGATCAGCGTCGGGACGCCGACCTGATCGAGGTTGAACGGCCCCGGCGGCACTTCGATGGTGTTGCGCATCAGGATCGGCTTGCCGTATCCCTCCTCATTGATACCCTCGGGGTAGATGGTGGCCAGCCGGATGTCCGGCGACGGGACGATGCCGGGGTTGAAATCAAAACCGATGTGGATGCTGTTCGGCTCGATGAGCTGACGCGCCGGCGGGTCCGGAATCACGTTCCGGATGCGGTGCGTGACTGAGAACACCGGTACGGAGATCGGAGCCACCGTGATGGTGCGCGTCCGGTAGCTGATCAGGTGCGAGCCCCACACCGTCAGGTCGCCGGCGGTGATGGTCAGGTGGGTGTTGTAGTTGAACACCTTGGCCAGCCCGTACAGCGACTGGTCGCTCGGGAACACGCGCAGTGTCTTGTTGCGGTTCTCGATGATTGGCTCGCCCACCCACGGCACGGCATGCACGTTCACCGACTTCGGGTAGGCAATCGTGAAGTGCTCGTAGACCGTGTGGCCACCGAACTGCGGCGGCGCGATGCCGACGGGGGCGACCGGATGTGGATTGAACCGCACCTCGGGGAAGCCCGATGGCACGTCGTAGAACAGGCCCGGGTACACAGTGCGGGTGTGGTAGGCGATGAACGCCGTGCCCACGGTCTCGCCGCCGTACGGGAAGATGTGCTTCACCGTCCGGTTGAGGTTGATCACTTGCTCGGGCGTGCCAACCTGCGCACTGTTCCAGCCCTGCGGAGCGAGCACCGCAGCGGCGTTGTAGATGATCGTGTATTGGGTGTTGTAGAAGCTGTCCCAGCCCTCGGGGGCCACGTAGCGGATGCGGTGGGCGATGAAGGTCTCGGGGCCCCACAACGTCGCGTCGAGGCCCGGCGGCAGCAGCGGTGCGGCGGTGTTCTCGACGATGTTGCCGATGACGCTGAAACGCGAAGACTGCCAGCCGCCGGGGCCAAGCACGCGGGTCTTGTTTTCGACGAACGGGCTGTACGGCGGCCACTGCGTCGGGTCGCTGTTCGTGCCCATGTAGGGCTGCACGAACACGTACTGGTCGAGGTTGTAGACGATCGGGAAGTTGATGTTCTGGCTCAACCACCCGGTCGGCCGCAGCACCTCGAACTGATTGCGGACGTGCGTGACACCGTATCCGGCAGGATCGGCCTCGCCGGTAGGAACGATGATCCGCTGCAGGTTGATGTCGAACTCGTGGTTCTCGGAGATGAAGCTGCTCTCCCAACCACTGGGCGCGACGACCTGAATCCGGGCCACGTTGTGCGAGCCGAAGATGTTGCTCGCGATGAAGGGCGGCTCGATGTAGCGAACCGCGTACTCGATGCGCGCGTTGCCGGTGACCCACGGATTGGGGCCACGGCCGGCGAGGTCGATGTACTGGATGTCGAAGGCGATGACGTGCGTCGTCGCGATCTGGTTCGTCGGGATCGCAATGCCACCCGGGGTCAGGTAGCGAATGCGGAAGTCGATGAACGGGCTCGGGATCTGGCGATCGCCGTTCGGGCCGGTCTGCGGCGGCGGGGCGATGCCGCCAACGGAGATGCCCTGCGCCACCTGAGTGAGCACGGCGGTGCCGAAGACCTGCGAATTCCAGCCGGTCGGGCGGAGGTTGTCGACGAACAGGCTGACGTTGTGCGAGCCGAACGCGAGCGTGCTGGCGATGCCCGACGGCCGCGCGCCGAGGGGCTGCGTGAACGTGGGGGTACCGAACTCCAGCTGGTCGAATAGCGTCGCGCCGAGGATGCGGCCAGAACCCAGCGCACCGAACTCGAGGATGACGTTCGTCGCCGGCGGGACGGAGTACGGCTCGTCCAGCCAGTTGAGGATGACGTTGACGGCCGGCGGCGGGTTGTAGCCACCGAGCAAGCGGACGCGGCCGTCGCCGAGGGGCCAAGACGGCTCGGGGATGCCGGCGTCGACCGTGACAAACTGCCGCCAGCGGACGTACTCCGGAGTGCCGACGACGATGGAGCTGTCGATCGACAGTGGGGAGATACGCGGGGTGTCGCGCTGGATGGACAGCCGCCCGAAGGCGGAAGTGTCAGTGCCGCTGGCGCGCAGCACGCCAGAGCGGCGAATGCCCGGGGTGCCGAGGCGCGCAGAGTCCCCTACACCGGCTTGGCGTACATCGCCGACCGGGGTGTCGAATTCGAGGTTGACCGACGCGCCGCTGGGCGGGATGTAGCTACCGCCGAACTCGAGGTCTACTGCGCTGCCGTTCGGGGGCACATACGGCATGTCGTACCCCCTATCAAGTCATGAGCGCCGGCGGAACGTGTGCGTAGATGACGCTGTTCTGCTCTGCAGAGTTGTCCACGCCGACCAGCGTCCACGGGCCGGGACCGATCTGATCGAAGAGGAAAGCGCCGTCGGCCTTGGTATAGAACGTCCGCACCAACATACCGGAAAGCTGTTCGACCAGATTCACGCGGCGAGCGAACGGCATACCGAGCACCGTGGTGGACCCAGCGATGAAGTACCGGCCCGACCACGGAGTGAGAACCGCAGGTGCCGTGCAATGGCGCACGCCGAAGCCGATCAGCCGATGTGGAAGGACGCGCAACACGCTCGGAGGCGTGCCGGCGTTGGCCGCTGCGTTGTAGCGGTGGTCGCGGCGGATGACCACACGGTTGAAGATCTGGTTGCTCGGCAGTGGGGTCGCGTCGAGCGTCTTGGTCTCCCCGTTGGTGAACACCTGCTCGCTCCACGCGCGCTGGAGCGTCCACTTGACCCCGTCGTCGCTGTAGAGGAGCGCGAAGTTGGACGGGTACGTCGTCGACCCCGACGTGGTGCCGTTGAAGTACAGGCGAACCTCAGCAACGTCGATGCCGCCACCGACGCCCATGTCGTATTGGAGATATTCTTGCCCGCTACCGACAGTGGGAGTGAACGTACCGGACGCGCTTTGCCAATAGTTTGCAGCCGAGGTCGTGCCGTCGAACGCGCGCGACGCGGCGTTGACGCCGTTGGTACTGCTGGCCGACGCGGTACCGCCCGTCGCGGCCTGCGCGCCAGATGGGGTAGTCGCGAGGATGAGCTCGCCGATGGAGACGTTCTGGTTGGAACTGCCCCCATTGCGCGAGACGTACAGCCGCCAGTACCGATGGGCAGCCATGATCAGCTATCCCACGGGCCGGTGATGTCGATGAGGCAAGCCCCGACCGAGGAGGAGTTCTTACCCCAGAGCATCATGAACTTGCGCCCGGTATACCCCTGCACGTTCTCGACGATCTGGGTGTTGGGGAAGCAGGGTCCGTGCAGCGGCTCGAAATAGCCCGGCAGGCGGCCGCGAATGAGCGACGGCGATGCCTGAGTGAGCAGGGCCGGGACCATATAGAAGCCGTTGTCGATCTGGTGCGGGTAGCTGATGTTGGTCGAAGCGCCGATGCTGGAGTTCAGGCCAGTAGCGAAGATCTGCGTCTGCCGCGCGCCTGCCACGGCGGTGAAGTCGCGGGACATGATCAGAGTCGCCTGCGACGCAGACGGCGTAGCAGCGGTGATCGACGTCGCGCCACTGAACAGACCGCAATACTGCGTGGACGAGAACTGGTTGGTAGATGGATTGCCGGTCACGAAGCTCAGGTACGCGTCGCCCGGTTTGAACTCAATCGCGTCGCCGAAGCCGAACGC